AACACCCCGCGCCATGGGTCGCGGTCCGTGGCTCAAACTTACGGGCCCAAATCCGTGGGCGGCGGCCACTGGTCGACGTGTTGCGGCCCCAGCATCGCGGACCGTGGGCCGTGGTTCATCGCTCCGGGAAGATAACCGGATAAAACGCTCGGGTCCCCCGTGTATCGGGTCATTCGGCGGGGTCTGGGATCCGTGGGACGCGGGCCACAGCGCGAGGGCCGCGAGTTCGTGGGGACGAGTGCATGGACCATGTTTCTCACAAACATTTAATAAAGATTCCATATCGGCGTTAACTGTCTTATATTAGCGTCTAAAGTCGCATACATTTATGATGTTCCACGTGGAACAATTCGCTAGGGTCCCCTGATGAAAGAAACGTTTAGTAACGGTTTAGATGAGAAAAAATTAAAGCTTGAGTTGCGATTAGCACAGCTCAAAAAAAATGATATGTGCAAAAAAGATTTTTTAATTTTTGTAAAAAACATGTGGCCCGATTTTATTGCAGGTCGTCATCACAAAATAATTGCGGACAAGCTGGAAAGGGTCGCGAGCGGCGAGCTAAAACGCCTGATTATTAACATGGCCCCACGGCACACGAAGAGTGAATTTGCGTCATTTCTCTTTCCGGCGTGGATGATGGGCCGTAATCCGAAGATGAAGATCATTCAGGCGACGCACACGACCGAATTAGCGGTTAATTTTGGACGTAAGACAAAAAATCTCTTGGAAACGGACGAATATAAAGAAGTTTTTGACGGTGTTAAGTTAGCTTCGGACAGTAAAGCCTCGGGCCGTTGGGATACGAGCGCGGGTGGTATGTATTATGCCGTGGGCGTCGGGTCGAACTTAGCGGGTCGTGGTGGTGATTTAATCATTATTGATGATCCGCACTCGGAGCAGACAGCGATGTCCTCGGCAGGCTTTGATGATGCGTGGGATTGGTACACAGGTGGCCCTAGACAGCGTTTACAGCCCGGAGGCTCCATTGTTATAGTCCAAACTAGATGGTCTGAGAAGGACATGACGGGCCAGTTATTGAAGGCTATGGCAAAAGACCCGTTGGCGGACCAATGGGAAGTTGTGGAACTTCCTGCGATTTTTGCAGATGGGACTCCGTGTTGGCCTGAGTATTGGAGTTTAGAGGATTTGACCGCTGTCCGCGCTTCTATTCCTAATAGTAAGTGGAACGCTCAGTATCAGCAGAATCCTACGGGTGAAGAGAATGCGATTATTAAGCGTGAGTGGTGGAACGTGTGGGAGCCTGAAGCGGTTCCTAGGCTAGAGTATGTGATACAGAGTTACGATACGGCGTTTAGTAAGAAGGAGACGGCGGATTATAGTGCGATAACGACGTGGGGTGTCTTTTATCCTAATGAGGGTGGTAGTGGTCCTAATTTAATTTTGTTAGATAGTAAAAAGGGGCGATGGGATTTTCCTGAGTTGAAAGCTAAGGCTTTGGAGGAGTATAAATTTTGGGAGCCGGACACTGTTATTATTGAGGCGAAGGCTAGTGGTACGCCGTTGACGCAGGAATTGCGTAATATGGGTGTTCCGGTGGTTAACTTTACGCCTTCTAGGGGTAATGATAAGGTAACTCGGGTGCATTCGGTGTCGCCATTATTTGAAGCGGGGATGGTGTGGGCACCTGATTCTGTATTTGCTGACGAGTTGATTGAGGAGGTTGCGGCTTTTCCTAATGGGGAGCATGATGACTTGGTGGATAGTATGACTCAGGCGTTGATGCGGTACCGTCAGGGGAATTTTGTTCAGTTGCCTACGGATGATTGGGAAGATGAAGATAACTCTGCTAAGATGAATGTTTACTATTAAGTAATTTACGGGTACGGGGTTTAAAAATGAGTTATCTTGGAGAGATTCCCACCAATGCTCGTTTGTTTTCAGAATATTTAAGGGGCGATGAAAGCCCTATAGACGAGAAAGATTTTAAGTCAGAAGAGTTGGCTGAGATGTTAGCTATGGTTAAGCGTCAAGACAAAGTTAACCTAGAAAAAGAAGAGCAAGCTAAATACGAATTGGAATCTAGAACAAAAGAAAGCCTAGTAGATTGGGTTGATAACCCAAGAAGCCAAGATTTAATGTTAAACGAGCAAACAAATGAACTTGCTCCAAAATACACCGAAGACCAGTGGCGAGAAATAGCGCAAGGTAAGATTGATACAGCAAAACAAAAATTAGAGTCTTTTGAAAAAAGTAGAAACAAAACGTCTGTACATTATTCTGATGAAGCTTATAGTCGACCCGAGGAGAAAATGGGTTGGTTGAACACTATAGTTGAATCTTTTACGTCTCCGGCACGTAACATTGAAACTTCGTTAGGTCAGTTTAACGCCTTTAAAAACGATGACGGTACGGTAACTGTTAAAGATAACTATAATTATGGTAACCAAATGTTTGACACTAATACGGTAACTGTTTCTTTAAAAGATTTTTTAAAAGATTTACCTTTGGCGCTTACTTCCCCCGAGTCTTTTGGAACGTTGCTGTCTCGTTATGCTATACCAAAAAGAAATAGGGAAGTTTCTATAGAATTAGGCCCTTATGACCAAATTGAAAATGGAATATAAATATGCCTCAGTCTCTCTTTGCTAAAGATAACGAGCAATCGTTTTCAAGATATTATGATCCTGAAGCTGAAAGTCGAAATATTTTTAATAAATTTCAGGACTTGAGCCCAGAAGCGAAGGTTGCCTATCAAGCACAGCAGGCGGGTCTGGATCCCGAGGCGGTTCGCATGGGTCACCAGATGGGTGATATTGAATTACAGCGGGAGGTTACGCCCCTGTTAGGTTTCACAGGGCCCACGGACCGCGAGCTAGAAATGATGCGGTTTGATTTAGGGTCCCCAGACTTGAACCTGAAAGGTCAGTTTGTTCCTAGATCGGTAGACGGGATGGTCTCTACCGGAGATAGTAGTCGTTCTGTAGAAGAATATATGATGCATCAGGCGCCACGGGCGGCGACGTATGTAGACAGCTTAGATCACGTAACCCCAAGCGATGAGAATGCAAAAATAAATCTTTACGGGGCGTCAGGTGCAAACCCGCGCACCATTGCTCACGAAGTTGCTCACGCACGTGGTGCCGATGAAGAGAAACCTGCGTATGCGGCGGCGGTTATTAATGCGCAAACGGAGGATGGGTTTGATCAGGCAGTTAGGTCCTACGCAATACAAAATTTAAACTGGGACATGTTGCAACACTCTGAGCCCAAAGACCTTGAGGCGTCTGTCCTTAAAGATATACAAAGAAACGGTTTTGTTAGGAAGTTGTATCAGGACGAGTTTGAGCGTGGCGGAGAAAACCCCCGTGCGTATGGCGATAATCAAGGTATAATGAGCATGCTTTTCGGGGAAGATGACGAAAACTCTTCTGATATGTATGCGAAAAATAGATTTGAAAATAGTATTTTTGGTAAGAGAGTAGCAGACCGCGTGGCTTACGTTGACCCCACGTCCAACGAAGGTGATGATGAGTTTTATCAATCACAAGAAGAAACAATGATACCACTGGGTTTAGAAGAGAGCTTAGATATGGAAGACGCAGAAGATATTATGTTTGAGGACGAAGAAGCCTCAGACCTCGACGGGCTAGGTTCCTTAATGGAAACTATTGTTAGTAGTACTAGCGCAAATCTCGAAGGCTTTGACTACGACATGTCTGAAACCGAGCGTAAGGCGCAGGTCCGCGAAATGGCGGCTATGGCTCAGATGCTACGAAAAGCAGGCGCTAACATAACATCCGAAGAAGATGTTGAGAAATTACCCCCAACCATATTAGAACAACTAAATACTATATTGGATCGTTCTCCAGAGGAATAAGAAATGGCTGAAGAAGATAAAAAACCAGTAGGAAGTTTGATGGACCGCAATGTTCCATCTCAGTTACTGGAAGAAGATATAAGGGCGGAGATTGAGTTAGAGTTGCCGGGTTCACAAGAAAACGATGTGATGGCTATGGTTGACATGGATGCTTCCATGGACGGCGAGATAGAGATGACGGCTGAAGATGACGGCAGTGTCATGATTGATTTTGATCCGCAGGACGAGCGTGGGTTTGGCGGTGACTTCTACATGAATTTGGCAGAAGAGATGCCTGATCGTGAGCTTAGTCGTATAGCCGGCGATCTTATGGGGGAGTTTGATTCAAACAAAGCAAGTCGCCAAGAGTGGGAAGAGACTTATGCTAACGGTTTAGATTTGTTAGGGTTCTCATATCAGGAGCGCACACAGCCTTTCCGTGGAGCCTCCGGTGTTACTCACCCTCTATTGGGCGAAGCCGCTACACAGTTCCAAGCGCAAGCATTTAATGAGCTTTTGCCGCCTAGTGGTCCTGTCCGCACAGTAATTTTAGGTAAAGAAACACGCCAAAAGCAACACCAATCACAGCGTGTTAAGCAGTTTATGAACTACTACATTACTAATGTAATGGAAGAATACACGCCTGATATGGACCAGATGTTGTTTTACCTCCCATTGGCAGGTAGTACCTTTAAGAAAGTCTATTATGATGAGAATTTAGGCCGTGCGGTGAGTAAGTTTGTACCTGCGGAGAACCTTGTTGTACCGTATGAGACCTCTGATTTAGAAACATGTCCTAATATCACACAAGTATTACGCACATCTCTTAACGATTTGCGCAAGCAACAGGTGTCTGGCTTCTATTTAGACATCGATGTGATCCCTGCTCAAGCAGAAATGGACTCTATAACCGATGAAATCAACTTAATTGATGGTTTTGAGCCGTCACAAATTGATTATGACTGTACTTTATTGGAGTGTCACGTTGATTTAGACCTCGAAGGTTACGAAGATATAGATAATGACGGTGAATTTACTGGAATTAAGATTCCCTATGTTGTTACAATTTCAAAAGATAACGGACAAGTTCTTGCAATACGTCGTAACTACCTTGAAGACGATGAAAAGAAACGTAAAATACAATATTTTGTTCATTACAAATTTCTACCGGGGTTCGGGTTTTACGGCCTTGGTCTTATACACACTATTGGTGGTCTTTCTCGCACAGCTACCTCTGCTCTCCGACAACTTATTGATGCAGGAACGCTATCGAATCTGCCTGCCGGCTTTAAAGCTCGCGGTATGCGAATCAGAGATGACGATGAGCCGTTACAACCCGGAGAATTCCGAGACGTAGACGCTCCCGGTGGCGCTATTCGTGACAGTTTGATGCCGCTACCGTTTAAGGGACCTGACCAGACGTTGTTCCAACTGTTAGGGTTTGTCGTGGACGCCGGACAGCGGTTCGCGACCATTACAGATTTAAAAGTGGGTGATGGTAACCAGCAGGCGGCGGTCGGTACTACGATTGCGATGTTGGAGCAGGGCTCGCGGGTCATGAGTGCTGTACACAAGAGATTGCATTACGCTATGCGCTTAGAGTTTAAGATTCTAGGGCGCGTGATGAACGAAAGTTTGCCACAGGTTTACCCATATGCTGTTGCGGGTGAAGATTCTGAGGTAATGGCTACTGACTTTGACGACCGAATTGATATACTTCCTGTTAGTAACCCTAACGTATTTAGTCAGGCACAGCGGATCACGTTGGCACAGACTAAGTTAGAGCTTGCCGGTGCGGCTCCCGAGTTACATAACATGCATGAAATTTATCGTGATATGTATGAAGCGTTGGGCGTGACGGATGTAGATCGTATAATGAAATCGTTACCGGATGCTGAACCGAAGCCCACGGACCCCGCACAAGAGAACATTGATGTGTTGGATATGATGGATTTACAAGCGTTTGAGGGTCAGGATCACCAATCGCACATCACGGCCCACCTTATCTTTGGTGGTACGCCTATGGTAGCTAATTTACCGCCGGTAGCTCTTGCTTTACAAAAGCACATTATGCAACATGTAAAGGTAGCGGCGAGAGAACAAGCGGCGGTTGCTTACATGCAACAGATGGAATTGCGTGACGGTAAGCCTGCAACGCCTGAAGAGATGCTAGAGGTTGAGGCTATGACGGCCCAGTATGTTGCGCAGGGTATGCAGATGGTTAAGGACTTGTCTACACAATTAGCCGGCGGTGGTGAGGAAGAAGGCCCTGATCCGTTAATTGCACTGAAAGAGAAGGAGTTGGAGATCAAGGCGCAAGCCGAGCAATCTGATACTGAGCTTGATCAAGGCAAGCTACAGCTAGATCAACAGTCACTGGCTATGCGTGAGGCACAGTTTGGTGAGCGTATTGACGCACAGGAACGACAGACTCAAGCCCGAATAGATGCGGCAAGAGAACGTGAATTTATCAAACAAAGAGGGCAGTAAAATGGCTATGAATCCTACAAAAGCACCGAAAGCTGTAGAATATGCAGATATTAAAGGTCAAGGCCGTATACCTTATGGCAAGACAGCAGGTGTCAAAATTCCGACAGGGATGAGCAAAGGTACCGCCCGTGGAATGGGCGCGGCAGTTAAGGGCGGTAGTTACATCGCGTGTAAATAAACGCTAAGGGTTGGACTTTTAAATGCAAAATTTTAATTTTGGTCGGCAAGGCATGATGGGTGGTATATCGCCTGAGTTATTAAAACAACTTCAAGCGCAAAACCAAGAGCCGCCGCCTCCGGGTCCGGATAGAGTTGATCCTGTTCCGCCGGGTCCAACTAACCCGGATTTGTATTCTGACCCTGAGATGGGTGGAGTAATGCCGCGCGGTGAACCCAATCCAATAATTAACAACGACCCTAGAGACCCTGTTGATGTTAAAACTCAACCGTTTAACGAAGGCATTGGTACGTTAGTAGCGCCACCTACGCCTGTAGCGCCACCGATGGGGGGACCTAAAACTTTGCCTCCTGCGGCGGGCCCTAATCCGCCTATGAGTGAACCTATGACTATGGGGGGACCTAAAACTTTGCCTCCTGCGGCGGGTCTTAATCCGCCTATGAGTGAACCTATGACTATGGGCGGGCCTAAAACTCCAGCGGGCGGCCCTAAACCCGGATTTGATCCAACTAACCCGGATTTGTATTCTGATCCGGACATGGGTGGTACGCCGACGCCAAAAGGAACTGATCCTGTTAATCCGGCTCCGCGTGTTGACGTGCCCGTTCTTGAGCCCGATGTAGAGGTTACAGTACCGGACTCTAATGAAACAACGCCGTTTAACTTAGGTATAGACATAGACATACCCGAGGAACAAGACGTCGTCGAATACAACCCGGACGGTTCTGTCTTTGTTAATGCGGACGATGACGATGACATGTATTCGGAATGGGACGAGATTCCAACTCGGCAGTTAGGGTTGATGGGTGGGCAACAGGGGAACGACCCCCGCATGCCCTATCCGGCTCGTTACAACGGGATGCCGGACGGCGACGCCAAATACCGCAAAGCTTTAATTGAGTATTTGTTATCAAATGAAGTTCTTGTACCGGGAAGTAATTACGATTCCGACGGAAATGTTGTGACTGAGCCTGACCCTGTTATTGACGAAGTAATCTACACGCCTGATCCCGTTACACCTACACCTGCGCCGACACCGACACCTACGCCGACACCTACGCCAACGCCGACGCCAACGAAAGATCCTTTTGATCGAACGCCAACACCTACGCCAACGCCAACGCCAACGCCAACGCCGACGCCAACGCCAACGCCTACACCTACACCTACACCTACACCTACACCTACACCTACACCTACACCTACACCCGGCCCCGTTGTTGTATTCCCGGATGATAACGGTGGTGACGCTGGTGATGATGACGATGGTGACGATGGTGACCCCGTTGTTGTATTTCCAGACGATGATGTAATAGAAATAAATCTGGATGAATATGGTTCACCTGACGATTATTCATCGTATACCGATTATTTGACAAATTCGGGTAAAAATAACGCTTTAGTTGACACCCAAACGGGTGAACAAAATGTTTATGCGGAGTTTAGTTACGACTCAGAAACAGGAATGTTTATTAGAGATTCTAGCCGTTTTGGTATAGAGGGTGATGAGGCCCTTACGTCTTACACTCCAGAAGAATTTTTTAGCGAGTACGGAAGGAATGTTACTTCAAAGAGGTATGATGCTTACGTAGATAGTATTGAAGCTGAGAAAAAACGGGTAGCAGACGAAGCTGAAGCTGAGAAACAACGTTTAGTAGACGAAGCGGCGGCGGAAGAAAAAAGACTACGTTTACAGGCTGAAGAAGCGGAAGCAGAAAGAAAACGCATAGAAGCCGAAGAAGTAGAAAGAAAACGTTTGGAAGCTGAACAAAAACGTTTAGCAGAAGACGAAGCTGAGAGAATAAAGTTAGCAGAAGAAGCTGAGAAAAAACGTTTAGAAGCGGAAGCAGAAATTGAAAGAATACGTTTAGAAGAGCTTGCCGAACAAAACAGACAAGCTCGGTTACGTCAGGCTATAAATACCGCACAATCTAGCCCATTTGGACGCGCTATTAGTGGAAACACGTCTACGGGCGGGTTACCCGATACTGGAATAGTAGCTCCGAAAGGTCCGACAACGGATCCTTTCGCCAGAGAAGGTGGAGTTGCACCGCAGTATGGATCGCTTCCGGGAGGAAATGCTTCGGATGTGTTGTCCGGACTAGGGTCTAACGTGTATGCACCGCCGCCGCCTCGTAGTTACGGTCAGACAGATTATGAGATTGACCCAGACGATCCTTTTAGAAATCCGTTTTTACGCGGTATAGGTTCTATTAACAGAGGCGGAGGTGACTAAATGTTAGATAAACTTATTGGTCCTGTAACCGGACTTTTAGACAAATTTATTGTTGATAAAGATCAAGCCAATGCCCTAGCTCACGAAATTGCTACGATGAGTGAGAAAGCGGCTAACGAAAATGCCATTGCTCAAATTGAGTTAAACAAGGCTGAAGCTCAGTCGGGTTCTCTGTTTATCGGCGGGTGGCGACCGTTCGTCGGCTGGACATGCGGTGTGGGTCTTGCATATAATGTGATTATATCTCAGATACTTTCTATCTGGTTTGAAGTTCCCACAGTTGACCCATCCTTACTAACTCCAGTTCTCATGGGAATGTTGGGCATGGGGGCCATGCGTTCATACGAAAAAAAGAACGCGGTAGCAAAGGAAAAGTAATGGAACAGTTTAAGTACTTTAAGATAGAAGATTTTGATTGCCAAGAGACAGGCGAAAACGAGATGGATATTGAGTTTATAAAAGCTCTTGACCATTTACGTGCGGCTTGTGGTTTTCCGTTTGTAATTACTAGCGGGTTTCGCAGTAAAACTCACAGCGCAGAAGCCCGTAAAAGTACTCCCGGAACCCATGCCTCCGGCATTGCCGCTGACATTAAAGTCTCTGGAGGCGCACAACGCCTAGCTATTGTAAAACATGCTTCAGCTATGGGAATGTCCGTAGGGGTTGCTAAAACTTTTGTACACGTAGACACGCGTAAGACTGAACAGATGTGTTGGTGCTACTAATCGAATAATGATATAAAACCCTCCCTCTTTTGTATAAGATATGATAGGATAAAATCTAACTTTCTTAGACAATATGGGGACATATAGGAATGGATGAGATTTCTACCGTTACGGCGGTGTTTAAAGTTATCAGAGAGCGTAGACAAGCTGTTTGTGATCTTATGATCTTTGGTAACGTAAAATCCATGGAGCAGTATCGTGAGCTCATGGGAAATTTAGATTCTTTAAATCACGTAGAACAGGAACTCAAGAGCCTGCTAGATAAACAGGAGCGTAGTATATGAATAAGTCAAAAATTGACCTGTCTGCCGCACCCAGTGCCGCCTTTCAAATGGAGTCTGAGAAACAAGACTCTAACGTTGAAAAGACGGAAGTAGCTGACGCAAGTGCAGATAATCTTAAAGACGCTTATGTAGATAAGCCCGTCCTAAGACCTGAAAATATTGGTAAAAGCCTTCTTGAAAAAATGCCTTCGCCTACCGGTTGGAGAATCTTGATACTCCCGTACCGTGGTAAAGGACAAACAGAAGGCGGTATTTATCTTCCAGATCAACTAGTTCAAGAGCAGTCTGTTTCTACACAGGTTGGTTATGTTCTTAAAGTTGGACCCCTTGCATACAAAGACCCTGATAAGTTCCCGTCAGGTGCTTGGTGTGAAGAAAAAGATTGGGTAATGTTTGCTCGCTACGCGGGTTCTCGTTTTGCAATTGATGGGGGCGAGGTTCGTATTCTTAACGACGACGAAATCCTTGCCAAAATTTTAGATCCGGAAGATGTTCTCCATTATTAAAGGTGATGTATGAGTGAAGAAGTTGAAGAACTAAGCGTAGAAATTGACGACGGCGTAGAAGATACGCCTTCCAAAGAAGATCAATTTGATAAAGCAGAAAATGCTACTCAAAAAAGGATTGATCGTTTAACTAAAAAAATGCGTGAAGCAGAACGTCGTGAAGGCGAAGCTGTGAATTACGCTAAAAAGATTCAGCAAGAAAATGATTCTGTTAAAGCTAGAATGGCTAATTTAGATACTAACTATGTATCTGAATACACCAATCGCGTTACTACTCAAACAGAAAGTGCTGAAAAAGAATTAACCCGGGCAATGGAAATAGGTGATACAGCGGGCGCGGTTCAAGCGCAACGTCAACTTACTAACTTAGCCATTGAAAACGACCGTGCGCGTCAAGCTAAATTACAACAGGACCGGTATCGTCAGCAGGCGGAGGCTCAACAACAAGCGCAACTGCAACAACCAATGCCACAGCAGGCACCGGCTCCTCGTAGACCAGACCCAAAAGCCGAAACATGGGCTGTTAAAAATGATTGGTTTGGACAAGATGAAGTTATGACCTATGCGGCATTCGGTATCCACAAGAAATTAGTGGAAGACGAAGGATTTGACCCGCAGGGTAATGACTACTATACTGAGTTAGACCGACGGATTGCTAAAGAATTTCCGCATAAACTTGGTAAACAGGGCAAACGACCAGCTCAGGCGGTTGCTTCTGCTAGTAGATCAAACACTGGGCGCAGTAGTGGGAGAAAGGTTAGACTCACCCCTAGCCAAGTCGCAATTGCGAAAAAATTGGGTGTGCCGCTAGAAGAATACGCGAAATACGTGAAGGAGTAATAGAAAATGAGTGAACAAGACGACCAGTTGGATGCGCCCATCAAAAGAGCTTCTCGCGCAAATACAGAACGGAGCAAAAAGGCGGTGCGTAAGCCTTGGGCTCCCCCGTCAATGTTAGATGCACCACCTGCGCCTGATGGTTACAAACATCGTTGGATACGGGCTGAAACCCGTGGCTTTAACGATAGTAAGAACATCAGTGCAAAAATGAGAGAAGGTTATGAGCTTGTCCGTAGGGACGAGTATCCTGACTTTGAGTCTCCAACGGTAGAATCAGGTAAGTACGAAGGTGTTTTTGGAGTAGGCGGACTACTTCTTGCTCGTATTCCACTTGAAACTGTAGACGAAAGAACCGCATACTTTGCAAGTAAAAGTTCGGATCAGATGGACGCAGTGGATCAGGATATGATGCGAGAAAACGCACATTCATCGATGACGATATCCAAACCGGATCGTCAATCTCGTGTAACTTTCGGCGGCCCACGAAAATGAGGGCTCGTCATTAATAGGAGAAAACTGTTATGGCAAATCAAAATACTGCCTATGGTCTTCGTCCTGTAGGACTTGTTGGTTCAGCGTCAAACTCTACTGGTGTAACTCAGTATGAGATCGCTTCCAACAATACTAACGCTATTTTTCAATACAACATCGTCGTCCCTTTGGCGGCAGGTGTTATTGATCAAGCAGGTGCCACCAGTGGTGGTACTACGCAGGCGTTGGGAGTTCTTATGGGCGTAGAATATCAAGACTCGGTACAGAAAAAGCCGGTCTTTCTTAACTACTGGCCCGGGTCAGGCTCTGTAAGCGTGGATACTAACTATCCTGTTAAAGCTTTCGTTGCTGACAACCCTAACCAGATCTTCAAAGTAGCAAGTGATGCAA